GAAATTAGAAAATGAGCAGAAAATAGTTGATTTACAAACAGAGGGAAATGTTTTATCTGTTAAAAAATCAGGCTTATTAAAAACATCAACTGAATTACAAAGAACATCAACAAGGGAAGGCGCCGGAGTTAGTCAATTAGTACAAGCAAACTCAGTACAGGGAGATATTAACGAAAATCTGAAAATACAAAATCAGATAAAAAACGAAAATAAAAAAATAGATGAGGATAATTTAAGAATTACTCAATCTATAAATGCTGAGGTTTTAAAAGGTGCTAAAATTACTGGAGATGTTGGCGGAGATAAAACAAAAGGAGGCTCAACAAGAGATGTAAAAACTGTTGCTGATGTATTAGCAAAATTAGATTTAGAATTAAATAAAATTAATAATGCGGTTGATGGCACTTTTGGCTCAGCAAATAAAGATAAAATTAAAGCATTTAAGGATGCAATTGATGGATTAACAGAGGTTAAAGCTGGGAAAGGAATAATTAAAGATATACAAAATCAGTTATTAAATATTAAACCTGTTGAGGAAAGCGCTATATTATTAGGAGTTAAGGTTGCAACTGCTTTAGGGGATGGCATTGCAAGTGCTGGGCCAGTAATTTCTCAAAACATAAATAAGCCTTTAAAACAAGGTTTAACGGACTGGCAATTATATGTAAATGAGTCTTTATTACCTCAGCTAGAAAACAACTTTAAAACTTTTTTTGATAATGTGTTAATGACTGGAAAGTTTTCATTTGATAGTTTAGGGAAAGCATTATTAAATACTTTATTATCAATAGTTGCAAGCGATGCAGCTAGGCAGGTTACTAACTTATTTAAGACTACAAAGGGAAGCGATTATACAGATCAAAAAGGCAAAGGCGGAAGTTTATTAGGGGGCATTTTTAGTCTTTTTGGTAAAGGCGGAGGTGGTGCTGGAAAGGTTGCTGAGTCAGCTGCGAATACAGGCGGAGTTGTAACAAAAGGACTTGGAGGTATTTTAGGAAAAGCATTGCCAATTGCAGGTATAGCAATAGGAGCGGCTAGTATATTAGGTTCTTTATTTAAAAAGAAAGACAAAGCTCCAATACCACAAACAAGCTCAGCAATTAGTACAAGCGCGGCCGGATCAGCTCAGGACTTTGGCGGAGGTCGGGTTGTATTTGAAATATCAGGTACTAACTTAATTGGAGTATTAAATAGAGCAGGCGCAAAATTAACTAGATTTGGATAATGGCATATTTTGAAAAGTATTTTTTTAGTTTTTATGCAGATAGGGATACTCGAATAGTTGGAGGCGTTCCGGATGAGTATGTTTGCAATATTTTGCAGTTAGATTACGCAGGTGAGCCGATTGAGATACAGGCCCAGCAAAATCCGATTCAGATAAACTACCAAAATACATCTAATTTAAAACTTGATCCTATAATGGGATCAGAGTGTACGTTAAATTTAATCGCAACTGAGGACTTTCAACTAGAGCAATTATATACCGAAAATGAGCGCGAGTTTATGATTGAGGTGTATAGAAATAGCGATTTAATTTGGACCGGTTTTATTATACCTGATGGATGTCAGGAGGCCTTTACTTTTGCGCCTTATGCCATATCAGTAAATGCGGTTGATGGATTAGGTTTATTAAAAAACCTTTCCTACGTGCAAAACGATGGCAATTTCTATTTAGGTAAGCAAAGTTTTATTGAGGTTATAAATGCCTGTTTGATCCGGTTAGATGCTCCTAGCTTAGTTTTAAATACTTGCGCAAATATTTATGACTCATCAATGACTCAGGGGGATGCCTTTGATCCTTTGGCTCAGGGGTTTGTCAATAGTGAACGTTATATAAAAGATGACCAATTTACTCCCATGAATTGTGAGGAGGTTTTAAAATCTATACTAGAGGAATGGACCGCCGTTATGGTTCAAAGTGAGGGGCAATGGTATATTTTTAGACCAACTGAATTAGCGCTAACCGGAGATTTAGTATTTAGGAAATATTTAGATGCTCAGAGGGTTTATGATCAGCCAACATTTACGGCGGATTTAGATGCTTTATTGGGTGGTGAAAGTGAGGGCATAATTGATGCTCCATATTTCCATATTAATACGGATCAATTAAAGATGATTGATAAACCTTATAAAAACGCTTCAATTTCATACAAATATGCTCAATTGCCTAATGCTATAATTAATCCATCTTTTGCAGATGCCTTTACTGACAATCCATTCTTTGATCCAATAGGTCCTAGAGATGACATTAGTATTCCTGAGTGGGATAGGTATGGTACTGTAATGGCAGGAATTAATCCAGGCGGAGGTATAATATTTTATAGCGAAAGTATTTTTAATGATGATAATTACTATGTAAATAGCAGTCAGTTATACTTTGAACAAGGGAGCAGATTAAAGCTATCAATTACTTATGAAAGTATTCCTGAGAATACGGCCGGACCGATGTATTTTGGTGTTGAGTTAGATGATGGAGCAGGGTCAATATTTTATTTGCAACCAGGCGATGGTAATAATGCTTGGAAGGCTACTTATACAGGAGGAACATTTTTTGTATTTACTAATATATTCTCAACAATTGGCCCATCTACTAGTTTTATAACTACTGAGCCGATGCCTTATGGAGGTACGATTACAATTAAAATTTATCCGCCTGATGGAAATGGGGATTTTATTTATAAAAGTATTGGTTTAACTCAGTTAGTAGTTGATGGAGATCCGATTGGAGAAATTCATACTGCAACACAAACTGGAAAATTTACATTTGTACCGCCAACTGTTGATGTATTTAATGGGGATAGTTTAAGTAGTACGTTTGTTGGAGCTATTTATGGTCCTGATGAGCTAACATTAACTGAAAATTGGAATAGGAGAGGGTTACCGGAGTCGGAATTAGCAATACCTTATTTTTCAAGCAAAGAATTTCTGAGGATAGCAGTTGAGGAAAAACAAAGGTTATATGCCGGTCCGTTTGTTCAGTTTGAGGGTTCCATATTTGGATACTTTAATCCGCTGACTAGATGGAGCATTAATTTAATAGATGGTTATTTTATGAATTTAAGCCTAAACTATGATTTGCAGCCTAATATTTGTAAAGCCGTTTTAGGTCGAATTATAAATGAGGAGATAGCAATGGATTATACATTAGTACCTGATTACGGCGAAACTACAAAAGTAACTATTAAAGCAACATGATGCTATTTATAAATGATATGCCGGTTGGATGTTTGAGTAGTGTAAGCCGTTCAGAGCAAATTAGCTTTATTGGAACGTGTAAGACTAGCGCAAATGGTGCGCAAACTCAGTTGGGGAGGTTGTACACATATTCAATACCTTTTGAGGGTGTTATGACTACAAGCAATGAAATAATCTCTTGGACCGGCTTAAAAGCGCTTGAAAGGATTAAGGTTAATTGGGAGATAGTTGGAGAGGACACTGAGGCTGGTCAGGGATTTATTGAAAATTTAGAAATAATCGGATCGGTTGGGGATTTTATCACTTTTAATGGGAGCATAACAGGCTATGACTAATTTAATGCTTTACATCAATGATTTGCCGGTTGGTTGCTTATTAAGCAATGGATTAAGCGAGTCTATTAGTTTTATTAAGACGTGCAAAAGTACTGAGGAAATGGGGCAAAGGCAGCTAGGCCAATTACATTCTTATTCGGTTAATTTTGAGGCGGTTTATTCCGTAGATTCAAGCGTAATCAGTTGGAATGAATTAAAAGATTTGGGCCGTAGTAGGTTGCTAATGGATTGGTCAATGATCAATTTAGAAACGGATGAGGGCGATGCCGGAGAGGGTTTTTTAGAGAATTTAGAGATTACCGGAGTTAGTGAGGATTTTGTTAAATTTGCAGGAACTATTACCGGTTATGGGCCAATTGTAGATGCTGGAGTTGAGTATTTTGTTTGGGCGCAAAGTCCAGGTAATTTTGTTGATAATGGTGGTGGAGAGTATATATTTGTAAATTAAGAAAGATATGCCAGTTATAAATGGAGTGTACACTAAAGATTTTCCGGCATTAGGCAGAGCGCCAATTGATACGGATATAATTCCGATTGCGGAGGTTGCTAATCAAATAACCTTTAAAACTACAATCGGAGAGATATTTAACGCTAAAGTTTTTGGAACGGCTGGAGCAATTCCAAAATTTACCTCAGGCAATACGCTAGGGGATTCAATTATAACGGAGCTAACTGATAAAATAGGTGTTGATATTGCAACTCCAAACAACAAGCTATCCATTAATTCTACGGATCCGGGATCAGGTTTAGATTTACAGATAGGAGCTACATCATATGCAAGATTTGGAATTATCAATCCAGGATTGCCAGGCGAGCCAGGAGTAGATAATGATTGCTTTATAGGCTCAACTATTAACAATGATTTTTTAGTACGGACAAATAATATTGAGGCGTTAAGAATAGATACGGCCCAAAGGCTAACAATAGCAAACATTCAAAATGCTTTAGCAGATACTGATAAATTTCTAGTTTCTGAGGGCGGAGTAATTAAATACAGAACAGGAGCGGAGGTTTTAGCAGATATTGGTGCAGGGGTTGGTTCGGTCACTAGCGTAGGTTTAACAATGCCAGTAGCGTTTAGCGTTGCTAATTCACCAATTACAAGTGCAGGGACTTTAGAGGTTACTGCTATTGGGTCGGCATCTCAATACATTCGTGGCGATGGAACTTTGGCAACTATTCCTTCAACTTCAAGCGGT